GGTTCTTCTTTCTTTGCTTCTGCCTTAGGAGCATCTTTCTTGGGTTCTTCTTTCTTTGCTTCTGCGGCATAAACACTAGATGCAAGACCAAGTGCTGCTAAAAGTGCAATAAGTTGTTTCATATCAATCCTCGTTTGCTAGTTTAGAAAAATACGACAACGATTCTGAATCGTCATCAAAATCCATGTCCTTAGCAGGTGCCTTTGCTACTGGCTTGCTAATTACTTGTGCTTTCGGAGAAGAAACTGCTTTTCTACTTTCGAAAGAATCTTCCTCATCCAATGTTGCACTTTCAGCTGTCTTTGTTACTTGTGAGGTATTGTTTGTCAATACCATGTCAAGTTTTTTCTTCAGTTCATCATATGTTTTGAAGTGCTTCGAATCAAGGAATTCGGTGAGAGAATGTTGCCGATTCCAAATTGCTTCTATTTTAGAATCATCCTCGGCTAAAGGACTTGGGCTATCAAACTCTGATTTATCGTAATTACGATACCCTTCTACGTTTCTAATTTTGAGTTTGAAATTCGCACCTTCCCAAAAGTCGAATGGATTAATAGGTTTCTCATCTTCGAATTGTGGTTCAGCAACATCTTTAATCTTATCAAAAATCTTCTTTCCATATTTAAATAGAAACACTTTGCCTTCATTCTCTGGATTAGAAGGATCTTTGACAATTAGAATATTTGAAATATATGTTAATCGGCGTTTCTGTTTACGAGCAACTTCTTTATCTGCTTCGTTACCGCTATTCCATAATTTAGTATTAAGTTCACTAACAGGATCAGTCTGTCCTATAGTTGTAAGTGAATTTTCAATATACCATTTACCTGCAGGACCTTGAAAACCATGATTCCAAATACGAACCCAAGGAAGTTCTTCACCTTTTGGTGGAGCAAGAAATCTAATAACTGCGTATCCGTTGCCAGCTTTATCAACTACAGGTTGCCAGAAACGTTCATCAGATTTTTGTTCGCTTGTTGGATTGGCAATTTTTTCGACCTCTTTCATTAGAGTATCGAAACCGCCACGAGATTTTCTTAGATCAGATAGTGATGTAAATGCCATTTTATTTCTCCGTATATGCGTTGTATAAAAGTATTAGCGTCGTTTGATTCTTTGATTAAGTGCATAATCTAGAATTTCATCATACGCATCGTCCTCATAATTATTAGACGATGCATAATTATATATAAATTTTCTGTGTTTGTCTATCTTATTTTTACCCTTTTCTACTCTGTGAATCTTCTTTTCTCTATCAAGGGTTTCAAAATTTTTGGTCTTGCTCATGTTATTAAGTTTTATCGTCCTCTTTATCTGCAACTACAATATATGGCCACTGTGAAATTCTTTTAGTTAATTCCATTTGATTGTGTGCTAATTTTACCAAATATCTTTGTGTATCTTTTAATGATTCATTTAGTTGCACTATGGTGTCGTGCATATTATCAATAGTAGTTTCTAAATTTTTTATCTTTTGACTATTAATATCCAACTCTTGCTCTAAGAATTCCATTGAATTTTTCCATATCAAATTTAAGAAATGGTCTGTATTTTTTAACTAATCTAGATATATCAGGATAGACAATATTGTCAGTGACTTCTTTATCAAATTTATCTATAAATCCAAATATTTTTTCTAATATTACTAGAGTTTCTATGGATATAGATTTTCTTAAATACGCTTTAATTATATATGGATGTTCGCCTTTTGCACACACAAAAAGATGTTCAAAATTCTTGTTTACTTGTTCTAATTCTAACAACAATCGATCTATATCTTGTTCAAAAGTATATCTAAGAGATTCGATTCGTTTTTTCCATTCTGTATATCGTTCTTTTGCTTCAAGATCAAATAATCCTCCCCAACGATCACCGGATACAAAGTTAGCAACCAAAAAATTTACGACCTCACTGTCAGAATAATTTTTGGCTACTCTAGTAATTGCGCCTAAGTCCTTTCTTTTAAGAAAAGCAGTTTTTGTTACCTTTACTCTTCCTTGTTTTTCAATAACATCATATTTGTCTGTAGTAAAATGTAGTTTTAACGCTATGTAATATCTATATACTTCAAATGCGTCCATTATCATATAGGTAACTTGCCTCTCCTTTTGAGCATATTTTGGTCTTCTGCTTCAAGCTGAATTTTGTCCTTCAAAGATTGATTAACTAACGATGCAATTGATCCAACATCAATATCTATATTGTTACAATAATTTATAATTGCATCCATATATCCGATTTTTTCTTTAGAGACTTTTTCTTCAATATACAAAGAAAATTCATTAGCTGATCTAAATTTCTTTGTAATAATGATTGCGTCTGTTATTTCATTCATTTAAATAATACCAATGCTAACATTACTGCGTGTGCTAAAAATCCACAACCGATAGTAATAATATTCAAGATATCTTTCAATATAGCTGCTCGTATAAAAAGTAATGAAAGTCCTCCCCAAATAAACAACACCAAATCAATAGGCGGAGTTTTGTCAGATAATCCCGCCATAAGTCCGATCATTGTAGGCACAATAGATGCATGTATTAAAATAATTGCTACCCATGTAATAGTTTCTGCAGTAGCAGCTGTTACATGAGTCTTAAAATATTCTAAAATATTTTGTAAGTTAAATCTATTTAATACTCTAAATTTATCTAATAAGTTGTTCATTTTATTTGTAGAAAATGTGGTTTCCGATGGTTGCAATTTTTTGTTTGTTCCATTTGGGATTAACGTAATTTGCATGATAGTACATTGCCTCTTCTAGTGATTCTAATCTAAATCCTTCTAATAAAACCTTTTTCGCAACAGCATAACATTCATTATATGCTTCAGGATACAGCGGTTTCTTTTTAACTACGGATTCACAGTACCAACTAAATTGGCATACTACCTTTTCCATAAAAACATTTTTCTGATATACGACCTTACAAATATCATTAGGAAAAATTCCAGACTCTGCTCTATTAATAGTAACTTGTGCTACTGCTACTTTACCTTCAAAAGATTCTTTAGCAGCTTCATGGTATATGTTATGTGCCAAACATTCTAATTGTTTTTCCCTCTCTGCCATTGTAGTATACTTGGTCGGAGTTTTTGGATTATTTTTTAGTGATTCTAGTTTATAATCAACAAACTTATAGAAAAAATTTCCTAGTATCACTGCAGCAAAAACCACTAAGAACATTTTTAGTAATTTGTCCATTGGGATTCCTAGGGGACCGAAGTCCCCGAAAGATTATTTCTTAGAGGTTTTTTCTAAGATTTGCGGAAGCTGAGATACAAAACCATTGAGCGTTGCTGCTTTAGCAATAATATCTGATTCCGTTGGGTATGGTGGAAATCCAGGATGTTCTGGAGGATGTTGACCAGCATGTCGGGCGTTGTCTACCTTAACTTGCCAATCATTGCTAATAGATTCACGTTTACCGATATAATCTTGTTCAAGCATGTTCTGAGCCATTTTAAGTAGCTCAAGTCTTATTTCAAAAGGTGTCATATTTGACATTATACTTCTCCTGTTGTGTGTGTAAAATGGCGGATTATAGGTTCCGCCGAACCTTAATTTTTAGTAAGACAAACGAAGCCCAACACCGTAGGCTTTTTCCTGAATGTCTTGCATGGAACGACTAAGACTTGCGCTCACGCTAACTGCTTTGCTAACTGGCATGCTTACGCCAGCAAAAGCAACAGTTTGCTTGGGATTTTTATCATCCCAGTTAACACGAGTCTTTACGCCACCGAATGCCCAGGCAGGTCCAACTGGTGCACCAGTACTAAGACCAAGTACGCCATAGGTAAAATCGCCATTGACTTTACCATTGAATCCATTGTCATAACCAACACCACCAAATACATTCATACCTTTTACAAGGTCTTTACCAGCAGTGGCCTCGACACTATTAAGCATTCCGCCTTTATCAAATACTGCAGTACGAACCTGAAGTCCCATGTTTAGGCCCATCATATCTTTACCTGCACGGAAATACTGAGCAGTGCTACCTGCTTTGGTGCGAGTATCAGTCACCTGATCTACATCAAAACTAACAAAGTTTGCTGCCTGAGCAGTTGCTGCAGCAGTTGCCAATGCTAATGCTAAAACGGTCTTTTTCATTAAAACTCCTTTGTGTGTGAGGCAGTTCGTTTGGTAACAAGGTGAACTGCCAAAACCCCGTCAGGTTCAAGCGGCTAGCTTAAGGTCCTGAGAATAATAGTCGTCGTTTGCGTCTATTTAGTTTGCTAGGATTACGTCCTTCGCCTAACGCACCGTCTGCTAATTTACTAGTAGATCCGTCGAATCTGTTCAGGCCCATTATAAAACACACTATCTAGTTTTAACTTAATCTTAAGACTTTTGCCTGTTACTGTAACAATGTGTTTTATGGTGGACCTGGGGGCATAATGCTAGCCCCGTCCGAACCTCGTTTCGCTTCGCTTCATACGATGATATTTTTATTTATTAGTTATTTAAAACTCTAGATACTGCAGTAATTACAGCAGCAATACGTCCAATGTCTCGCAACTGTTCTGTAGTATAGCCTTCTTTCTTCAAAGTCTCGTAATGAGCTTTGACGCAGAAATGACACTTGCCTACGATACTTGCTGCTAGGCTATATGCTTCAAATCTAGCCTTGGTAGTGCCTCCATGACTAGCAATAGCATTCATTCTCAACTGTGCTGGTAAACCTTTTAGGTTATCATCCTCTGCCATTTCGACATAAGGATACCAGACATTGTTCATGGCCATTAAACTTGCAGCAGTCAATGCAGCATCTGCTTCGTCACGTTCTAGGATTACACTATGTAACCAGGTCCAGAATTTTACGTTGCCGGTAGCAAATGCTGCTGCAACAGCAATGGCTTCGGCCTCATTTGCTGGAATGCTGCTACGCTTAATTACTGCATCCAGATTAAGTCTTGTATCTTTAGCATAATCTGGAATAGTTTCTTTTAGATTATCAACCCAACTCATTCGTCATCATCCTTAAAATATTCAACCAATGTTATTGAAACAATGATTGTCAATAACAAAGATACAGTTATCAACAACCATGGTTCCATTATAGTGTCGCACCACCAACTGAACGATTACATGGACAAAGCTCACCAGTTTGCAAAGCATCAAGAATACGAAGAGTCTCTTCGGGACTTCGACCTACATCAAGATTATTTACAGTAACGTGTTGGATAACATTATTTGGATCTACAATGAATGTAGCTCTTAAAGGTACACCATTTACTTTATCTAAAACACCAAGTGTAGCAGCCAAACCATTTTCAACATAGCGATCATTATTGTATTCTTGAGATTGCTTAATTAGATCGGCAAACATCCAGGAATTAGTTTTCTTTAGATCTTCGTG